GTCGAGGCCCTGAACCATTCCGCGCTGCACCACGACTCTGGTGTCGTCATCCAATACGTAGCATGGAATCTCTATGTCTCCGACTTGTAAGGGTCGATCAGCCGACCCGCATACCGCTTCGTGGATTTTTTCTACTTCGCTCATTGGCTACACTCCTACTGCTAAGGCGATTGTCAGATCGAACACGTCTTCGATTCCACGGTGATTATATCGGAAGCAGAACTCATCCAGGTACTTCGGAAGGTGGCGAACGCTGACCTTGTGGAATTGTCCGACGATCCCCCGTTTCAAAATCGCCCAAAACGATTCGATGGAATTGGTGTGAATGTCACCGTCAACGTACCAAACTTGATGATTTACGGTTTTGTGTGGCATGAACTTCTTGATCCCGATATAGCCCTTGAACTCGTCTGTCACCAAAACGGAGTTTTTCACGTCAACGTGGCGGCGCACTAGGGCGGAAATCCTTTTAGAAGAAAGGTTGCGATCCCTAATTACTTCGGCTTTGACATTCCCACCACGCTCGACAACGCCAAATACCGGAGTCTTTTTGGTTCCGCGTCCACGTTTCGGTTTTTCTCCCCCACTTCTCTTTCTTGGCTTGCCACCAACGTAAGTTTCGTCTGCTTCAACCAAGCCAACGAGCAATTCTCGCTGATGTACTTGGGTCATGGCATTTCTGATTTGCATAGAAATTCGCCAAGCCGTGTTACGGTGAACGCCCAAGTCGCGTGCTAGTTGCCGCGATGAAATTCCCTTCTTGGCGTTTAAAATGAGCGAAACGGCCAGAAACCACTTTTGAAGGGGAAGGTGGGTATGGTGAAAAATTGTTCTAACTGTAACTGAAAAACTCGTATTGCAGTTGTTGCAATGGTGCCGCTTCTCGTTTACCATCGGCGTTGTGTTCTGCGAGCGGCAATAGGGACAGGAGGGCTTGCCGCTCCATCGAACTTTTTCAAGGTGTTCTATGCAGGATTCTTGCGTCGGGAAGGTTTCAAAAATCGTTGTGATGTTCATTGGTTTCTCCGTTTTCACTACCACTTACAAGGACAGTGTAGCAAGGGGAAAACCGCTTGTCAAGAGAAAAACGCTACCGTAAACTGGGACATTCCGAAGATGAAAGACCTGGCCGAGCAGGTGGCCAAGCAATTTTTGATCGAGCACGGCGTGCCCGAGGGCGTGCTCACGGTCCAGTGGCCGGGCGAAGTTGTTCTCCCGGGCGACCATCGCCAGATCCTCAGTTAGCCGCTGCGCGCGGGGCCGCTTCGGCGGCCGAGTTCTTTCGCAAAATCTAAGGGGGTGTGAGATGCCGGAACCTGCCAAGAAATACTGCCCAACCTGCGGGACCACCGTGCCCGCGGGCAAAAGGGGCCGGGAGTGGCGGTGCCTCAAGTGCTTCGGCGTCTGCGAGGACCGGGGATCCCAGCTTACGTTCGACGGCCGGCGCGATGAAACGGCGAAAAAGAAGAGGCGGAAGGGCTCGGGCGACGAAGGACTATTCGAGCGCGTCGCGCGGCCGTTCGTCAGCTACGACAGAGACAGCCAGCACCTTACGGCGCCGCAGGAAACAGAAGACGACAGCGAACAGCTTTTGATGGTTGGTGGCGGGGGTAGGGCGGTCTAGCTCTGTCCGCGCTTCGCGATCTCAAGGAGTTGAGTCTCGGCCCAGTTGTGAACGGTCCCGTCAGGATAGATCATGCGAAGGCGTAAGGCCTGCTTGAACTTCGGGACAACGTTCAACGTCCCGGACGACGCCTGAAGCGTCTCAAAATCCACCGCGACGTGTTTCCAGATCCATTCCCATTTGTCTTCGATCGTTGCGCCGTCGGCAAGCGCCCCGGGAGCCTCACGCGGCTGGAGAACATCGTCGCCCCAAGCCGAGACGATTTGCTGTAGGTCAACGTTGCGGTTGATGATGTTCAGGATCCGCGAGTTTTCGAGTTTCCTAAATTCCGCGATTACTTCGGCAAACGTGGCCGTCATGTGAATACCCTCCCAGTCACCGCTGCCGGAGTGCAACTGATCTCATGCACGCCCGACAGCGCGTCGAGTTCAGTAATAGAAGCCCGGACCAGGAACGCGACCCGGTCGGCGTCGATGATGTGGTCGAATCCCTTGCTATAAATGATCCGCTGTCCCGAAGTCGTGTAGGTCTGGGTGATAAACTGGCGCTCCGTTTCGATATCGAATTCCATGCTGCCGGTTTCGTCGGCGATTTCACCCTTCGGCCAGATCGCGGTGCGCCACTGCATGGCCTCGTTCATCAGCCTGGTCGAATGCTCTTTGATGTTTCTCGTAATCGGCGTGCCGGATTCGTCGGTGCCGATAGCGATGTTCCCTTGGAAATAGAAGCCGCGGATTCGGTGCTTCCGGTTCGGCAGGTCGTTGAACTCGTCGCGCTGGACGAGGTCGTCGATGATGCTCAGGCCGTCACCGCCATTGTCGAGGCCGATCCCGGCGAACGAGAATCGGCGGTCCAGCTCGGCGACGACGCGAGTTTTTACCGGGTGGGTCAGCCCCTCCAGGTGAACGCGGGCGGTTCTCATGAGTACGCCAGCGCCGTCTTCGTGCCAGATTGTCAGCGCGCAGGGGTCGGACGTGTAGGCGGGGTCGACGCCCATCCACATTGGCCCGGGCTTCTGGCGGAAAAGCCCGCCGAGTAACAGCGACACCCGGTCGACGATTTCCGCGTCGCCCTCGAGTCCGCCGAACTCGTCGGAGCGCATCGTGACGATCTGGTAGCCGTCGATCCTTTGCTGGCAGGCGTGAAAATTGTTGATGTTGAACGCGGCGTGGGACGGAATCCCGTGAACCCCGTCGACCATGTGCTGGTATTCCGGCGAGTCACTTCCGCCATGTTCTTCGATCATTTGCTGTTTGAGCTTGGGGCTCCAGTCCGGCCGACACGACATCGGAAAATGGAAAACCATCCAGCTCGAAGACTGCGTGGCCTTGAAATACTCGGTGTCACGCCGTCCGTCCGGGTACGAGTACGCCCGCATCCGGCCTTTACCTTTGATAAGCCGGTGGACGAGGACGTGCCAGGCGTGAGACTCAATTCCGGCCGCCTCGTCAGCCCACACGCGGTGGACGTGGAGCGATTTGTAACTGGCGCCGTCCCTACCCGCGGGCCGGAAGTCGATGACGGACCCGGTGCGCGACGTGATGCTGTAGTACCCATGTCGTCGGCTCGTTTCCTTGACGAAGGCCATGATAATTTCGCTGTGATCACACTGCCACTCGAGTTCTTTGATGATCTCGGCGAACTGTGCCGAAATAGGGGCCGTGACTAGGCCGTGCTGGTCGCTCGTGGTGATTAGAAAGTGGACCAGATCGCCCACAAGGGCGACGGTTTTCCCGACGTCCGCGGCGTCCTGGTGGACGATGCGCGAGTGCTCGCAGGACAGGTCTTCGATTTGGTGCGGCCAAAAACGCCGCGGCGATCCGTCGCGGTTCTTGAGTAAGAGTTCGCCGGTTTGCCACGGCGAGGCGAGTGCATCGCGAAGGGCTGCGCGGTCTTCGGCGGAGAGTGATAAGGCCGATTGTGTCATGCGGCGAAGATAAATCAATGGCGCGCAGCGCCTTTGGCACCCAAGTTCATAAAAAAAGAACGCGGGCGTCATTTTTCCCTTGACAAATATAGCAGGGGTGTTATATTTATACCATGAGAAACGAAACGAACCAAGGAGAAACCAAGATGACTTATCAAGCCTACTTCGGGGAAACGGTACGGATCGCCTGCTTGGTTCGTAGTTGGCCGAGCCTTGGTATCACTCACGACAACCCGCAAATGGCACTCAAGACGATCGGCGGCAATATTGTCGTGAAGGCGCAAGTCGGATCGCAGGAACAGAGCGAATCCGAGCTTCGGATCTTCGCCCAAAAGCACTACCTCGTAATCAATTAGGAAGGGGAATTGAAGATGAAACTTAACGAACTTGACCACGCGGCCACCTACACGGTTTGCGACGAGCGACTTTCCGCGAGCCCCTACAAAGACACCGGGGCGGGAATTGTCGAAATGTGCCGCGAGTGCTTCGGCAACGAGCCGGGGTTTGTGGACCCGGATGACGACGAAACCGATTACCACATTGAGGAAGCCAGTAGCCATTACCTGAGCGAACTCTCGCGCGGTTGGTGGGTGTCAATCGGTTCGACGCTGCTTGACGATTCTGGCGTCACCACTGACGACGACGGCAATCACTGGCACGACGGCTCCCGTGATGACAACCTGTATGGCCCGTTCACGACGGAACAGGAAGCCCGCGAGTCCTTCGACGACGCGCCCCGCTTCGAGGTTGTTTGATGTCTGACAATCGCATCGAGGATTGCGCTGGTCATAAGTAACTGGACGAAGGAGATCCAAATGACACGAGAAAAGAAAGCCGCG